TGTCCGCCTAAAAGGTTTCTAGCAGCAAGTTCTTCCTGTCGTGCAAGTAGATTTTTTGCCTCAGCATTCGCTTTTTCAATCCTTTCAGCCAGTTCAACAAGCCTGGGCATGATTTTCTCTTCTTGTTTTGGTGTTTCATCTTCCATTAAGTATTATAAGTATAACAGGTTTATATATTTTATGTAATTCCAAGATTAGTTTTTGTCTGATGAATATCTGTTTTTATCCCTGTCATCTTTTCCATAATCTCATTAACTCTCTCTGGGTTTCCCTGAAGAATAGGGCTTTGCATAGTTGTCAGTTTTACTTTGCTTTCCAGCACAAGAATCTTTTTTTCTATTTCTTTTATTTGTTTTATATAACTTCCAGCCATCATTGGATTAGACACTGCAAAAGATGCATCATCAGCTATCTGATTTTCCAATTCATCAATAGTTGAAATCATAGCATCAACCTTTTCTTCTGGAAGTTCTCCGATTGAAACATATCTTCCAAGTTTCCCCATCAAAGGAATAGATTCTATAAGCTGGCCGAACACTCCAATTTTTACCTCTCCAGACAATAAAACCTGCATGTCAATATCATTTAACTGCAATTTTAGAATATCCCTCATCAGAGGATTTGTTGTTATTTCTTCTGGAGTTAATCCTGTTTCATTCATCATTTTTGTGTAATCAGTATACATTTTTATCTGCTCTGAACTTAAACCTCTAAGTTCTCCACTTGAAATGAGGGCTTTTCCTGCTCCAAATTTTCCAAGAAGTCCAAAAGATGCCTTGTCAACAGGCGTCTTTCCAAAATCTGAAATATTTTTTTCCTGCACTGGAAGAATCTCTGTTGTTGGAAGTGTTTCCTGTGGAGTTTGCGCTGCCTGAGCAAGCTGCTTCTTTTCTTCTTCTGCAATCATTCTTTCAGTTGTCAGATCAGGTTCATGTTTTGCTGCAAACGCGGCTTTATCTTTTTTAGGGATTATAAAACTCTTGTCGTTTATAGTGTAAACTGCTCCCTGCTTATCCTGCGGGATTCCTGATGGGATTTCTTCTGGTTTCTTTTTTTTAACTTCCATTTTTATTTCATCTCCTCTATTTTAATGCAAAGAGTGCTTATGACTTCTGTATTTTTTTTCAGAGTATTTTCCAGCCTGATTAAAACATATAAAGCGATTGCTATTGGAAATCCGACATTTGAAATTAAAGAGACAATTTCAGATTCCATCATTCTGTTCTCCTGACCTGAGTCTGCATTTCATTGGGCTGAAATCCTGTCTGGCCTGTGTTTGCCGCTTCGCTTGTTAAAATATCTTCTTTCAGAGAAACAGGTCTGTTGAATGTTAATCTTATGGCAAGCTGATTCCAAAGATCCTGCTCCAACAATCTCTGCTCTGCTGCGTAAACCTGTTCAAAAGTTAAATATCCAACCTTACTGCTGGCTTCTGTATATTCAGCAGATCCCCCCAGAATTATTTTTGGGATTCCAACAGCCTGATAAAAAAAATTTTCATAATATCTAATTGTATCCATAAAAGGCTGTGATGGCGGAGACATGTAATCTGCAACTTCAAAGTCCTTCCCTTTCTGTCCTGGAACAAGAACAACTTCTCCGTTCTTAACTCCCTCTTTCCACTGCTCCTTTAAAGTTGCCAGAGTAGCTGGATTATCCATGTCAACGTAAATAACTCTTACTGAACTTCTGTGCAAAATTCTGCACCAGTCTGCCATCGCTTCGTTCTTTGCATCTATAACCCATTGACATGCTTCAACAACAGAGCAGCCATGAATTTCATTTGCAATCCTTGTTTCTGAAATATGAAAAATATCATTAACTGAAAAATGCCTGTTTGGAGAACTGCCCCCCAGTTCTTCATATCTGATAATGCTTCCTTTTTTATTGACAACAATCCTGACAGAAGAAGGATTTAAGGGTTTTAAATTTATTAATGTCCCTTTATCGTTTCTGATAATTTCAGCAAAAGCATCTCCATTGATTTTCTTGACAATGAGCATATTTTGCATAATCGAATCAAAAGTATCTTCTCCCCATCCTTTCATATTTTCAAGAAGAACATAATTTGCGTCATCGGTTACATATCCCTTTCCAGCAGTCCAGCATGCAAGAGCGTCAACAGATTTCTTTAATTCTGGAATCTGCTTATAATAACCCAGATACTTATTCCAGTTCGGAGAATCCCAAAAACTTTCTCCAGCTATTGAAGGCTGATCTATTGCCTTTGCTGCGACTGAAAAGTTTGGAACTCCTGCCTTCATGTCGCTTGTTGTTGTCTGCCTTAAATCTGTATTTGCCATAATTATGAATAATTATACATCCAATCTAAAAGGAATATGCAGTTGAAGGATTGAGCTGTTTATTGCTGTATCAACCCATCCGTTAGTGGATTCCCTGTTTTCAGGGTCGCATCCATATTCGCTTCCATTTGTTGCATTCTCCTGTGTGAATATCATCTTTAATCTAAGTGCATCCCCTTTTTTAAATCCTGTTGGAGTTAATGGGAATTTTATTGCGGTCATTTTGCTTGGAAGTGCAGTGGTAGCAGTGAAAGTTCCAGCCCAGAAATTTTCGCTGATTGGGGTTTCTGCTCCTTCAGCATCGACTTTGAAAATCTGTGAGTTCATGTGCATCAGAATATTGTTAGCTCCCCCCATGCAGAAAGAAAGGTAGGCAGTTCCTTTGACATATTTTGGATAATTAAAAGCTGACAAATCAAAATTTGTAGTTACTGAACCATGATCAACTAGATTGACAACGCTCTTTGCTGACGCAATTTTTTCAGCTTTCAAGCAATAAGTATATGCCCCGCTATTTTCCACTGCGCAGCCATAAAAGATTTTTGTTCCTGTTCCTTCTGCAAAATCATAATAATCATACGTTGGGATAATATCCCCTGCACTTTTAAGATATTTTTTTTGAATTGCCATCAAGTATCTTTTATCTCACCGGATTTAAAATCTTTTAATATTCTTATTCAAGTTTCAGCAACATCATCCTGAACATCCAGCATGGTCTGAGCTTCTGAACGGCTTGTATACCCGCTCATATCACATGAAATTATTTGCTTTGCAATCAAAGAAGAAGCAATGTCTGAAAGCATTCTTTTTATGCCTTCGCTTAATCCTGCATATTGGCTTACCCAGTTTCTTCTGGTTTCTGCAACAATTCTTCCCTCTGCCTGATTGCTCCAAACAGCTAATGCTCCGCTGGTTGTCAAATCAGGATTATAATGGTAGCCTGCCTTTGCTAGTGCTTCTCCGCTGGTTGTCAAAATCCATGTCATATTTTTTTTAAAATCTCCCTCAATAGATTTGCAATAATAATGGTATCATTGGAAACCAGAGCTTTCTCTTTTCCCATTTCATCACTTGCATCTTTTGCAATGTTTGTAAAAACCTGCCCATTAAGTTTTATCTCCATTTAAACATAAGAAATCCAGAGTTTATTTATTTTTTCTTTTTTGACAAGCCATGCAGCTCTTATCAAACCTTCTCCAATATGGCTGTAATTCCCAAATATTCTGACTTTTGTGTCTGACTTAACACTCGCAATCTCCCACTGGATGCTTTTAAGAGACATGATAATGTCTTCGTCATCCAGGAGTAATATTTCATCATGCTCCATCATGCTCTTAAGATTCTCATACATATCCTCTTTGAAAATTCTCTGTCTTGATTTTCCTTCCTTATCCAGACTTACAGAACGGTTATTCATGGCTACGACCTTGCGCTTTGTTTTAGGATTCTGCAAAAGTCTGTCAAAGATGCCAACTCCCAGGCTTCCAGAGCCCGCATCAATTCCAATCTTTTCAGGATTCCACAATTCATTCATGAGAAGTATTTGCTCTTCTGTTTTTGTAGTGAGCTGTTTTTTTTTAGTGATATTCTCCACGTGATGCACTTTCCCGCTATTGGTCTTGTTCAGAATTTCATATGCGCATTCATCTCCCCCCAATCTTGCTATGTCAACCCCTAGCCAGTTGTTAGTAACTGGATGGGGAGCTTGCGGTCTTTTCAATCTGCAGCATCCTGCAATAAGTTCGTCTGAGAAGTATTGCCTCAGTTCATCCAGAAATAAACCCAGATATTCCTGCCCATACACTAATGCACTTTTGTCTTTTCTCTCTTCTTCCAAAAATCTCAGGGCCTCTGCTCTCTGTGTTTCAGTCCATCCTGAACTTATTCTCCTATTGTTAATCACCTCTTCACTTGACTTATGGAAAATCTTGAATCTATTGTTCTTGTTCTGAAAACACTCCCAGAAATAGCCCTTTTTTCCAAATGGAGTAGAACACAGCCATATCTCCCCCCCTCTTGTCAGCAGAATCGGGGTCGCTGCTGTCATTATAAGTTCATTAAAACGGCTGACTTCATCCAAAATAAGTACATCCCCTTCAAACCCTCTTAATGCATCACCAGTTGTTCCGACAGGTCGTGCTAAAGCTGAACTTCCATTTGTGAGCACAATCTTAGATTGGGTAGGCTTGTTTTTTCCCTTTGCAATCATCTTTTTATGATGCTTCTCCAGGTATTCAAGAATCATCACAATAATAAGTTTAGCCTGATCTTCTGTCAAACTCGCAATCACTATCTTTGTTTTCTCCTTTTCCAACATTCTTTTGCATGCTTTCCTCGCCATAATGTAAGTCTTTCCTACCCTCCTTCCTGTGCAGAGCAGAAAATGCCCCTTATAATTCAGAACTTCCTCCTGCCAATCATCCAGAATTATTTCTGATTGTTCCATTTTTTTATTATTTTAAACAAGATAAAAAAGTTTATATATTTTTGTGGTTTAGTGATTTCAGCCCTTAAAGTTCTAATTCTTCTCTTTAGGGGTTTTTTTCTTTTTTTTATTATTTTAAAAAAATTCATACCCGCCCCACATTATAAAAAAATTTCGGGCGGGATAACCAAAAAATTTAATAAAGAAAATCAAACGTCGGGCCCCTCTTTCCCGCGGCCCCCACACTGCGAGTTACTCGGTATACCGATTAGGTATATATACCGATTAGGTATATGGCTCGCTACGCTCGCATATTGATTGGGGGTAGAGATACTGCCGTGCA